ATTAAAAGCAACGTCATACCAAGACAACTCTGACATTATACAACTTGGATTTCTTTCTAGAATACTTAATGATGGTGTTAGACAAAGAATGTTACCCATTCCAAGTGGGGATAATTCTACTGAAGGAAAAGGCATAATTCAATTTTTCAATAGCACACGAGGTGGATATAGAATTGATGGTGATTGGGCTCAGATGTTATCAATAAATTCAGAATGGAAAGTTTTGCCGTTTATTACTGAAAACTTACCTCAGCCAAATCCAAATCAATATATTTTCTTTGGTGATAATGGGGCACCAAATGCTGACCTAATTAAACCTGTTATGGGATTATTTTTCCAAACTCCAACACCAAACTTAAGATATAGAAAAATAGAATCACCTGGAATTGAAACCTATAATTTTACACCTTTAATTGAGGAAAAATTTGGGTATTCAAAATCACAAGTTGTTCCAAACTACAAGTGGTCTTTAAAAAAGAGTAGTCCATCATCAAACATATTTGGAACTGAAGATAATAACTGGTATACAAATACAATAGGTCCAGGAGGAGCAGGAGGCGTTGGAGGATTCTATAAGAAAAAATACCAAGATTTAGATTTTACAACGTTAAATGAAAAATATATTACAACAACCACTAAATTAGGTTATATTGCTAATTATGATATTAATGGAAATCCTGATCCACAACCACTTCCAAATACAATCATACAAGGACAACCTATTGGAGTTGCCAATCAACCAATAGGTTTGAATCAAGCAATTATAGTAGGTGCTCCATACCACTTCTATTTTGGGTTAAATAACGGAAAAACAGCCGTTGATAGATTTTATAAACTTTATGTTTCAACAGTAGAAGAATAATGGTAGATCCGACAACAAATATAATTTTATCGACCGAAAGATATAAGGGAGCACCAAAAACAGATCAGTTTATCAATGTTCCTTTCGCACAAACAAATAAAGAACTTATTGAATTTGATAGAAGCGTTGATTTAAATCTTGCAACCGTTTTTGATGAAGAAAGACAACAATCTACAATATTTAGACCTGTAACCAAGTATTCTGTCATATTTGAAAATGCTTATACAGGATCAACAACGTATGTTCCATTTAGAGATAATCTTTATTATACAAATGCTTTGTCAAACGCAATATCGTATTATCCTTCTGGAAATAATCCATCAGTTCCACCACTTCCAACAAATCAAAATGTTGCTTGGGATGGATTTCCTCAATACCCCGAATTTGATTTTATAAGAACTGATAATGATGTTCTTGGATATACAATTGGAAACGGAAGACATTTGGATTTTAAATCAGTAAGTGCGACAACATACAATTGGTCTCATTATTTAAGTTATGTTTATCAAAATGATTATAACAAAAATCTTTATGCGATTGAACCAAATACAAACATTTCTTGGAATTGGGTGGCTTCAGACGGACTTCCTTATTATGTAATTGTTGGTAGTGATCAAACAACAAGAGTTATTAGTTTTAAGTGTCCTGTTATGCATGGTTTATCTGTTGGAGAATCCGTTCAATTATCTACTAATTATAATGGAAATGAATTTTTTCAGGTAACCAGTTTGGGTGATCCTGCATCGGGATCGGATGAATACATTTTTAATATTAGAAACGTTGGTTATACAGGAAATACTTTTTTAACTTTTACACAAGGGACATTCAAAAGGGTTATAAATGTTTCAAATTCTGCAGATACAATTAGTAGATATTATGTTAGAAAACATAAAATATTAACAAACCCCGAATGTGCGGTTTTGGTAAATGCGGGATTTGAACAAAATGTTTATAACAATAAAACCAAGTGTGAAGTAAAGGCATTAACACCAAATCAAAAACAACGAACATCTGTTAAAGAAGGTGCAAGATCATATACATTATCTTTTAATTGTGATGTGGATATTCTTGATTTATTGGATAACGAAAACAGACCTGTTAGTGAATTATTTTTTACAACAGTTTGGAGAGGTTATTTTGGTTGGACACAAAAATTAAAACAAGGTTGGTATTTTAATACTTATTTGGATCAAACAAACCCACAAATTTGGTGGGATCAAAATAATCCTGATTCTAATACAAGTATAATTCAAAATCAATATAATTCATTAGTGAATCAAGGTCCGTTTTTTTATAATGAACTATTAAACACAGGAGATACAATAGACGGAGATTATTGTGAATGGAATAATTTTGAACAACTTGAAAGAGTAATTTCATTATATCAACATAAAATAACATATAACGAAAATTGGTTTAGTTTGTCAGCAACCACATTGACACCAAATAACCAATATGGTTATTTTTATCAACCACATAGTCCAATTCAAATCAGGGCTTTTTCTGACTATATTGAAGAAGGTAGTTCTTTGAATGTTGTTGGAATACCTGATTATGCTTATTACTCAACGATGAACGCACTATTTAGATGGAGAGATTTATATCCTTATGGGTTTATTGATACAGATGGTGTTGGGGTTGATTTTCCGTTTTTAAATAATTCTCATTATCCGTTTACAAACACAATATTTAGAGTTACACCCGAAAATTACAACATACCGAGTGATTATGCTCAAACTGGAGCAGTTCCTGTGAACATAACAACAATTGCAGACCCAACGGCCGATGAATGCGAATAGAATAAAAATAGTAAAAGACGATATAAATAAGTTTGTTAATATACCAATTAACATGCAATGGGATTTTATGGGTCGAGACGATAGTATTTCGGAATATGAAATCGATGCGATTAAACAAGTTACAGGTGTAGCAGCAGATTTTGAAATTGCAAGATTTGCTCATAACGTATTTTACAATCAAGATTCTGCGATAAATTATGAATTTAACTTTTATGATGATTCACAATCCATAACCGCAAATACAGTTGGAAACTGGTCTTCATCATATTTAAACAACGGATTTTCAGTTCAAGATATTTATTATTTTTCAAAACCTTTTACAAAGTCTTTTTTCAAACTTGATTTTTATGATACAAAAGAAGAAAAAACACAACAAATATATTTGTCAATTATTCTTCCCGTTCAACAAGGATTAACACAAACCGCAGTTTTATCACCACTTGTCCCTCCAGTTGAAATTAAAAAACCAAAAATGGTGTTAGATTATATTGGGGCAGATAAAGAAGGGTTTTTTGTATATTGGTTAAGAAGTAGAGATTTTATTGACATATCAACTTTTTTTATGACCGCCAAGTTTTTTGATGGAAGAGAAGGAGTTTTTAAACAAATGACAAATACAAGACAAGATTTAATCACACCTAATAAATTCCAATTCAACAATGAGGACTATTTTTATTATAAGGTGGATTTGGATTATAACAATAAAACTTACGAAGTGTTTTCGACATCAACAACTCTAAGGGTTGGAGATTCAAACTCACCGATAATTTGGTATGAATATGTTAACCCATAATGGAATTACAAGAATATAAGTTTATTGTTTCACCAGAAAATATCAAAAGTGATATTATTTTTGTTAACTATACAGGTGAAACAGATATTACAACAATTATTGATCCGTGTTGTTTAACGGCAACAACCACAAGTGCGACAACAACAGGAACAACTGGTGTTTATCTTCCTATGTCGTATGTTTTAAGTGGAAACACAGGAGGAACTTCATTTTTAACAGGTTTATCTGTTAACATATTGATAACAGAGTCTGCAGTTGATCTTGGATATTATACTCCCTTTGATGGTTTAATATTGCAGGCCGACGTATTAAACAATTTTATTGTAACCGCAAACACAATAAATCCATATACTTACACATTTTATAATACGTCAGATTTAGAGTTTATTAAGTTTTTACAACTTGTTACATACACATTAGATTGGGGAGATGGATCACCACCACAGGCGGTTTTGGGAATAACACCTATTTTTCATACGTATCCTACGGCAGATAATAATTATACGATAACCTTGACTGCCAACTCGCCTTGGGGAATATCAAAAGTTCAAAAACCGGTTTTAACACCATATAGTGCCGCTACAATACCAAACCCACAAGGATCAATAACTTTCTATCCTGCTGGTGGATCGTGGTCTGCTAACCCAATAAGTTATGACTATATCTTTACGGGAGATTCAAATACAAACATCAACGACTACTATTCATACAACTACACTTCAGTTCCTTTTTTAATTACAGGTTTTACAGAATCAACCTTAAATGATTTGGCACAATTTGGACCAAAAATTAATTTGTCAGGAGGAAAATATAAATTGGGAATACAAGTAACAGGAAACACAGGAGGTATTGGTACTTACTATGGGGTTGATCCAACGGGAACTTATAGTGCCTACACAATGAACGGAACGATTTATCACGATTATGAAAATTTTACAATTTATTTTACAGACTCATACGGATTAGTTCCTGGTGAATTAGAATTATCAGCAATAACAAAAAATGAAGCACTATTGAATGTTATTGACCAACCAGAAATTATAACTAATGTTTATATTGAAAGGGGGAAATACACACCTTTAGAAAATGTTATGAGATTAGGTGAGGTTGATAACATGGGTGATTTAGAAAAATACGGATACAAATATTTTACAATAGAAAAAGTATCAACATAACTATTTATAAAAAAGTAATATTAAAATATGGCAACGGGAAATTATGGCACAATAAGACCTTCAGATGTTAGTCCTGAAGATGTACAAATCGTGTTGGTTTATACAGAATCAAGAGATGACACACAAAATTTTACATTAACAACTTTGAACGCACAAGACGTTCTTAGACCTTATTTTAATAATAATGAGACAGGAGGAAGTTCAGTAGAAATACTTGGTGGTTTATATAATCTAAAATTACCAGCAGACCAATTCAATAAATTGGGAATCTATACTTTGATGATTAGACCTGCAGAAATTAGAACAATAATTACTGATTGTGGTGTTTTATCTGCATTACCAAACGTTAAAGGAATTGTAATTGATTTGAATAATGTTCCGGCACAAAGTCGAAACAAATTTGTAAATCAAGGATTAGTTGGATTTAGAGTTGAATATTTAAATCCTGATGGAACAAAAATACCAAACTTTTTTAGAATTATCACATCATCTTTTTATTGTGAACCTGTGGTTCAAAACCTAACAAACACAATTCAAAAATCTATTAGATATAAATACGTTGAAGGAGCAACTAACTTGTTATTTTGCACATTGTCTCCGTCATCATCACCAACTAATAAACCAAGTGCGACCCCCTATATTGGACAACCAAACCAAAGTATTGTCATTACAAACACATACTTTAATCCAATAAGTACTGAGATTGAAATTGTTGACCAAGACATTTCAACACTTGCAATTGCTCTTTACGGAAACCAAACTAAATCTATTGAGGATGGTATTTACACCATTTACGATTCTAATAACAACATATACAAACAATACAACTTGTATGAAATTAAAGATCAGTTTAACGCTCTTCTTTATGAAGTTAGACAAGATCGTGGCGAAAATATCGATTTCTCAAAGGCGTTTAATAATATAACAGCTTAATGGCAACAAATAAATTTACTTGTCCACCTCAAAGTAGTGCGGCAAATCAATTCTCTAACAATTTGGTTGGAGTTCAGTTGGTTACCGGTGGAGGATTAACGCAAGCAAATTTTAATTTCACAACAGGTATTTCAGAAAAACAGAATCGAACTTTTACGATTGGAACTTTTTCTGACCCTATCAATTTGCAGTCCATGAATATGGAAAACAATATTGAATCTGCAGAAATTTTAGCCAACAATTATAGAGTTTATCCAAATTACGATTTATCACAAGTTACAAACTTTACACAATACGGATCTTTGGTTAAAAGATTATCAACTTCAGTTACAAAAATTATTAACTTTTTTCCTGCGGGATTGGAAATTTCTCCAAGCACACCAAAGTTCATAACACAAGAAACCGCAATTAACATTTCATACGACTCGGTAGAAAACGACACAACATTTGAAGTTTATTTATCATCAATTCAAAATCCATTTGAACTTGATTATAGTATCAATTCAGAAGTAAATATGATGTTTAATGAAATGGAAGTTTCTCCATTACGAAATATGAAATTACAATATAAAAAGTATGTTTTATATGTTAATGGAAATCAATACCCTGTAAATTACTTATACCCAACAGATAGTTCATCAACAACATTAAAACTTATTGTAGACGGAAACCCATTTCAAGGAAACCAAATTTCTTATGATTATTTAATTGTTAGACCAAGCGATTATGAAACGAACAAAGTTTTTAATTTAGATTTTGATCCGGTCGAAAACTTTTTATTAAATAGACAAATTACACCTGCATATACCGCAACATTTACCGTTCCTTTGGAACAAGAAAACGGGACATTTATTTTGAGTAACGACACGGCAACTTGGCCAAGAGCAGGATTTTGGAATTTGGATATTAGATCTGGTTCTTTTGACAATTATTTGACAAAAATTAATAATTTTGCATATAATATGGATCAATATACCACAAATATTGTATCTAGATTTTTAACAACAGGTGCTCTTAAAGAATTTGACACACCTGATCAAAGGTTTGAAAAACTACTTCAAATATACGGAAGAAGTTTTGATGAAACAAAAACATTTATAAGTGCTTTAGGAAACATCAATAGCATTCATTATACAATTCAAAACGATATTCCTTCACAATTATTAAAAAATTTGGCACAAACATTAGGTTGGGTTACGAATTTTTCACCAATATCTAATGAAGAACTATTACAGGCTGTGTTCACAACTCAACCAAATACTTTTCCTGGTCTACAAATAGGACAAACACCAGAGGAGATAAATTATCAGTTTTATAGAAATTTAATTCTAAACTCGGCATATCTTTTCAAATCAAAAGGGACAAGAAAATCTATTGAATGTTTATTAAGAATGATCG